ATTTTGAACAAATGGAGTATATGCCCGAGATTGCGTCGGCTTTAGATATTTATGCCGACGAAATGACCACATCTTCTAACTTAACGCCGCTTTTGTCGATTAAGTGTCATAACGATGAGATCAAGGCGGTCTTGGACACTTTATACCACAACATACTCAATATTGAGTTCAACCTATTTGGCTGGTGTCGGTCAATGTGTAAGTTTGGGGATTACTTCCTTTATCTTGATATCGACGAAGATCAAGGCGTTCGCACCGCTATCGGCTTGCCATCTATGGAAATCGAAAGGCTTGAAGGCGAAGACAAGACCAACCCAAACTATGTGCAATATCAGTGGAACTCGGCTGGGCTAACATTTGAGAATTGGCAAATCGCACACTTCAGGATTTTAGGTAATGACAAGTATGCTCCATATGGAACATCGGTTCTAGAGGCCGGCCGCCGTATTTGGCGCCAGCTGACTCTTATGGAAGACGCAATGATGGCATATCGGATTGTACGCGCGCCCGAGCGCCGCGTATTTTATATTGACGTTGGCAATATTAATGCCAATGACGTCGAGCAGTATATGCAGAAGGTAATGACTCAGATGAAGCGCAATCGACTTGTCGACCCTGAGAGTGGCCGCGTCGACTTGCGTTACAACCCGATGTCCATTGAGGAGGATTACTTCATTCCTGTTCGTGGGGGCACATCGTCCAAAATCGAAAACTTGCCAGGAGGCAACTGGGCCGGCGATATTGATGATGTTAAGTACCTTCGTGATAAGCTCTTCTCTGCTCTTAAGATCCCCCAATCTTACCTAACACAGGGAGAAGAGGGGAGTGAAGATAAGACGACGTTAGCTCAAAAGGATATTCGTTTTGCGCGCACAATCCAAAGGCTTCAACGCTCTATTACTGCAGAGCTGGAAAAGATTGGCATTATTCACCTTTATACCTTGGGTTTCCGCGGCGATGATATTATTTCATTTGATCTTGCACTCAACAACCCTTCGAAGCTTGCTGAGCTTCAAGAACTTGAGCACTGGAAGACAAAGTTTGACGCCGCTAGCGGTGCGACAGAGGGCTACTTTAGTCGTCGCTGGATCGCTGAACACCTATTCCACCTTTCTGAGGATGAGTTCCTCCGAAATAGTAGGGAGCTAGTTTATGATAAGAAATACGATGCAATGCTTCAAGCGCAGTTTGAGGCTGCTACTGCTGATGCAGCTGGCGGTGGGGGTGGTCTTGGTGGCGACCTTGGTGGCGATCTGGGCGGTGACCTTGGAGGAGGAGACCTCGGAGGTGACCTCGGAGGAGATCTTGGAGGCGGCGAAGAGCTGGGCGGCGATCTGGGTGGCGAGGGCGGAGAGGACGAGAGCATGCTCCTCGCAACCCCTGATGCTGCCCCCGGAAAACGAGACGCCGGAACCAAGCCTCAGACTTATACCCGTGCCGATGGAAAGACGACTACAAAACGATCCCATGGATGGTACGAGCCTAAAAAAGTAGATCGTAGAGACGCCGGGGCGCGTAAGCGTTCGTATATGTCTCACTCTACACCCGAAATGTTTAGAAATACTGACAGGACTCGAATGCCCGGAAGCCAGGATCTAATGAGGCTCGGAAAAGGTATTTATGAAAATCTAGATTCTACTTATGATATAGAAGAGAAGAAACTCATTGAGTCTCATCATGAAATAAGAAGATTGGTAGAAAACTTGGAGCAAAATGAAGATGCTAACAAAGACAAGACACAATAAGAAGCGTAACACCGCTTTTATCTACGAAGCCCTCGTCAGAGAATTGACGAAGTGCGTGGTTGCTAAAGATGAAAAGCACAAAACCATCATAGTTTCGCTTGTCAAGGAACACTTCGCCAAAGGCACTCCGCTTAGGCAAGAGCTTGATCTGTATAAAGCTTTGTATGAAACTGAAGACCTTGAGTCCCATATGTGCGAGAAGCTTATCTATGAAGTTAAGCGCTCTCATGGCGCTCTCGACAAAGAGGAGATCTTTAAAGAGCAAACAGCCCTAATCAACAAAATCAACAAGATGCTCTCTAAGAATGTCTTTGGCAATTTTGTTCCCAACTATAAGAACTTAGCCACAATCGCCCAAATTCTTAATCCCGATGTTTCAGTCAAGCATCGGGTTTTGCTTGAGAACACTTTGGCGCAAACTCTTTCTGCTGCGTCGACAGATGAAAAGAAAGAAATGGCGCCCATGGATAACCTGATTTATAAAACCTTCGTTAAAAAGTTTAATGAACAATATAACGGAAAGCTTCTTGAGGGGCAAGAAAAGCTATTGAGTAAATATATTGCATCGTTTCACGACGATGGAATTGAACTTAAAATTTTTCTAAATGAAGAACTTTCACGCCTTAAGGGCGCTCTTAATGGCTCTCTTAAAAACGAAGAGATTATCAAAGACACGACACTTTATGAGAACACAAAGAAAGTTTTGGCAGTCCTCGATAATTATAGAGAAACACAGATTGACGCTGGGATGATCCAACAGGTCCTTAAGGTTCAAAGTCTGGTGGAGGAGTTGGGCGATTAATGGCAATCACGGTAAAAATCGGAGCAGCAGTTGATGATGGGGTTTCTGACGCGGAATTAGCGCAGACGCTTGGCATCAAGGTGCGTCTTGATATTCGTAAATCCCTTGATGGAAGTTTGATCATTTCCGACCATCCGGATATTGATATTGTTGTGGTGCCTCAAAAAAATAAAATCTTGACCCTGGCAAAGGAGTTGAAGAGTGGCGTGGTATACGGCGCCCAAAATCGATTGTTTGACTTCCTTCAGTCTCGTGGAGTTATTGATCCGACTTCCATTTTGGGAGGAAGCGTTTATGCTTCTTTGGAGGCTTCCATCCCCGAGGCTCCCGAATTGCCGACAATTAAAATTGCTATTCTCAATATTGCCAAGTGGTTGGATGAAGAGCGACCGGCCAGCGAGTTTATCGAAAATTATGAAGAGGAAGTAGTCGACGATTACACGGATCCGGACAAAGAGTATTCTACAGAACTTGGACAGGTGTCACAAGCGTCCACCAAGGGCTCTATTCGACCTTCGTTAACCCGCGGCCCTTATGGACTGTCGCTCTATAATTACTACGGATATTAGAGGCTAGTGTGGATCTGGTATATTTTATTTTATGTGCTTTTGGGTTGACCAATATTTTAGCTTATGGTTCTATTTTCAACAAGATTAGACCTAAGCATTCTTTCTTCCACTGCCCCATGTGTATCGGCTTTTGGGTTGGTGTTTTTTTGTTGGTGACTAACCAATTCACAGAACTATTTATGTTTGAGCATACTTTGTATAATGCTTTTGTGCTGGGATGCTTAAGTTCCGGTACGTCATATATTCTCGCCATGCTTGTTGGCGACAAAGGAGTAAGAAGTGAGATTCATCAATCAAAAGTGGAGACTTCAACCGGTTCGCCGCTGCTGTAAGGGATCCAAACTCATGCGGGTGGCGCCCGCATCTTAGGAAAAACATTATGAAACTATTAATAGAAAATTGGCGTAAGTTTCTCAAAGAAGAAATTACAACCGAAGAAGAGGCAGCACAGTGGCTGGCTAAAGAAATTGCACCCCTCATTGCTGCAGCTGACGCTGGCAACTTCACGAAGCCGTTGGCCGCGCTTGTTCAGCGGCTTAACACGCCCGATGGCGCGAGCCCCATGGTTCGAGCGCTGTTAGGAAGAGGGGACGTCGACGATAATGCGTCTGATGAGGCGATAAGCGTTAAAATGGGCACCACCCTTCCCGCTAGCGCCCTCGTCCCGACCCAGGGGGTCATCGATTTATTTAAGTCAGTGGGATACAATGGGAGCGTGGCTCCTTCTCTTCAAGCAGTTATTGGTGGAGAATCTAAGGCGCCCCCCATCCTTGCCGCCGGCCAAGGCGGCAAATATTATATTATTGATGGGCACCATCGATGGTCCGGAGCTGCTGTGTTTAACACACAGTGTAAAATTCCTGCCAATGTTATTATAATGGATCCCGGCAAAGCTCTGCTCGTAAGCCAGCTGGCCATCGCCGCTTATCTTGGTGCCGGCAAACAGCTTCCTTCTGCTGGCGTCAAGAAGGGAAGAAGCATTATTGGTCCTGGCGCCATGAGCCCAGAACAGGTTAATCAACTACTTTTGCAGAGTGTTGGAAAAGTAATTGATAAAAATGCCGGTGCAGCCTTTATGAACAAAGATGTTATAAGAGTGGTTGCCG